TCTACGTTTATCCAGAAGTTATAAGTATACTCGGCGCCTCCTTCCTGATTAATAGAGGGCTTGATATTTTTAAAATTAACATCAGACTTATCAACCGTACTATATTTAACCTCGCTATTACTGAAGTCAAATGTCCCGCTTAAAATCGTTACCTCTTTGCGTATATCATTCTCACCTTGAAACATGTTCTGGAGTTCAATCAAATATATGTTATAACCTATATATCCCATTAATAGCAAGATGACTAAAGCTATAATAACTTGAACTAAAGGGTAATTTTCTAACATTTTAAATATTATATCTTATCTATTTTAAATATGGAAATTAAAAATAAGTATTCAGTATTCGTTCCTTGTCTTGTCTTAATAGACGTCGTTCAGTTTATATACAGGGTTCCTCAATCCGTACCCGACAATCCCCATACTTGTCAATAAACCGTTGAGTGGGCCTTTGTTGTATTCCTTGTATATATCATTCTTATTTAAGTCGTAATTATATAGTGAGAACTTGGAAAGTAATCCAGAGAATCCCATAGCATCTACCTCGGTGTTTGATGCGCTACCGCCGACAAATAGAGTGGAGTCCTTGGTTTCAAAATTGAGTTCGTGAAGAGTCAGCTTGGTATTTTCTTGTTGTGTCAATTCTCCGTCAATATAGGTATAAACTATCCCGCCATTAACATCAGACACCACAATCACAACATGAACCCAGCGTTGTGTAGGAATATAGTTAATCGTAATACCGCATTTACCATTACCGCTACCACTAGAGTAGTTAAGAAGGGTGTCCTTGCTTTCTATTGCGTTTAATCGGTGAGCCGCTGTATCAGTTATTGTGTCTTCTAGGGGTGCGAAGCGTACATGAATGCTGTTATTATGGTTATCCAAGAATATATAAGGGCAGGCATTCTTAATTTTCCTGGCAGTGTCTCCAATATGAGCGATATGTCTATACTTTCCCTTGTATTTATTAATGTCATTTATATATATCCAGAATCCGTAAGTCCGCTTAATACCGTTAGAGTTCGCCATAGTCTTGCTATTTTTAAACTCGGACAATTCATTACAAATGATAGGGACTTCGGTTCCAGGCACATCTATTTTTTGTTGATACAAAATATTATCGGTGATGACATAGTATAGGAAGTATGCGATGATTAGCGCTAGCAAGAAGACGCCAGCTATTAAATAAAAGATGTTTTCATTGGTATTCGTAATATTAGCAAAGGCTTCTTTAACATTCTTAATAGATTCCTCGGTATTCACCGTTGGAACCATATTTGTGATAGAAGAACCCAGAGATGAGGTGCCTGCCTTATCTGCGCCCGCAGGTGCTTTTACTGGTGATGCTGATGGTGCTGGAGTGGCTGGAGTGGCTGATGGCGCTGATGCCAGCGGGTCGGTAGCATTAGCGTCCATGGCGTTAGATATAGATGACAATATACCGCCGTCGTTATTAGGTTGAGGTACCTTGGCATTTTCCATTTTATTTAATTATCTAATTAAAGGAGATAATTTTTCTATTACATAAACTAATATGATAATTTGATATTTGATATAAGGGTTTGTTTCTTACGTTGTAATTATTCTTTATGTTCTTCTTCTGTAAAGACAGGTAGCTTAACATCTTCGTGAAATTGCCAATGTTTGAAGAAGATATTGATATGGCGTCCGCTTTATATTTAAATAGCGATAGGTAATAGACTTTGGATGCGAATAACTCCACGCAAAACTCTATATTCTCTTTAAACATATAGTAATCATATAGGCACATTATATACATAAAACTCTTATAATATTCGTTATATTCGTCCAGCGATAGATTGCGGTTATTTAGGTTCCCTATTAAGTTCTCGTGAAACTTCAGCGGTATCATCCACGGGTCTTTTATAATGATTCGTTTCGTCTGCTGTCGGTTAAAAGAGTCGCCATATAGTATATTGATATCGCTAGCATATTCTACGTTATCGCTATACAGACGGTCGTTATTCAGGTTGGCAATATCCCTAAATAGTTTGTCTAAATTACCGTTAGAGTTTATACAGCATGTTTTAATATTACCAGCGTCATATTCGTGTTTTTGTAGAATAGCGGTAATCTCTTCGTTATTCGGCGTAGCCAACATATATATTTTACAGACCTTCTTGATATCCCCGATTTTCTTAATAATGTCATTGTTTGATATACAGATGATGGGTATGTTCTTTAATTTGTTCTCTAATAATATTTTAAGTAATGTTAAGTTAATCGTTTTATCTGATATGAAAAGGGAATCAAAGTTATCTATGATAATGACCTTCTTTTGAAACTTATTTGTGAGTATTTGGATAAACGATGATGACGTTGATTTGTATATGATGTCTTTTAGAAATTGGGAATTGTAGCAGTTGTTGTTATCTATTACGATAATCTCGTAATTTAAATATCTGCTTATACTATTTATAGAATGTGTTTTACCGATACTTGTGGGTCCTGCGACAATTATACAACTCTGGGGAGATATTTTAGCATCGTAGTTGAATGTTCGCAACCATATCAATATATCACTATATATACTATGGTTACCGCATAAACCGCCTATAAATACCTCGTCTTCCTCCGTTAAATCACCGTCTATCCCTATTCCCGTAATCGTCCCCTCATTATCTATTTTAGATATCGCTAATATATCTGTGCTCGGTATTTTCACTGCTCTTGGCTTTCTCGGTACTTTGGCTAGTTTCGGCTCTTTCGGTGCTTTAGCTGCTTTCGGTGCTTTAGCTGCTTTCGGTGCTTTAGGCTCTTTCGGTGCTTTCGGTGCTTTCGGTGCTTTTGGCTCTTTAGGCTCTCGTGGTTTTCTCGGTGCTTTAGCTGCTTTAGGCTCTTTAAAAGACTGTTGTAAAGACATTATTTTTATAGATATAAATTATGTATATATCATTTCAATAACTAATATTACCAAATAGGCAATTATAGCGATAAACGGCACAAACATAATTAGCGGTAAAATAGTATTCTCATTGCTCTCTGCGCTCTCTCCTGAATGAATCCCAAAACATTTTATGTTCCCATCATTGTCAAAGAATAGGTTAGGTTGAATAGCGAACAATATGCCAAGCAATATTATATATATTAAAAGCGTTATAATTTTTCTTGAAAGCATTCTTTATCTATTATTTTAATAAGGAAAGAAAAAATGTATTTGTTATATATATCTTTGATACTTATATTAGTAATAATATCATCGGTAATCTATAAATATGTATCTGTATATTCAAGACGTATGGAGCCATTTGCTACCACCGACCCGATAACAGTTAGCGAGAACGTTTTAAATATAAAGGATGCGAACAAAGAGACGATTACTGGGAATCATATAATTGTAGCAAGCGACCAGTTAGCGGACATCATTGACAAGGTAAAAACCAATAACATATTGAATAAAAACACATTAGAACCAATAATTGACCCCGAAGTATATGACGCATTACCGAGCAACGCTAACATCCAATTATTAATAGACCCTTATATAAATTATTACGTTCTCAAAAACAAGGACACCGACGTGAAGAAGTTCAAGGAAGGCATATTCGTCTGCGTTAGTCACAAGGTATTACGTAGCGACGACTGTATATGGGATTTAAATGGCAAGGTGGTCGCCTATTTATTTATGAGCGACTATTTATTTATACAGGCGCTACTCAAGGGATATAATCTAGATATAAACGACGTATATATTAAAAAAATAACCTTCGCAGATTTAGCGAATACCGAGAAGATATTTGACTATCTCTTTACCTATATGGTGATTGACAGTGCCTATATGAACTTTATTTGTAGCCAGCGCTATTACATTAATGGTATAAAAGACGTGGATATTAACAGAATCAAAGCATATTACCCTTTCATCACTGAAAACTATAATACCGTTAAGTATTATTATAGAGCCAGCAAAAAAGCCAATATAGACCCTAAAGAAGCCCTACGAATGGATGACACAAATAATAATGATATCTACGTAAGTTCTACCAACAGTCTTCTGCCGATAATGAGGTATAATATTGTTAGTTCTATAGAAAACTTCATATCACGCCTAGAGATGCCCGAAGATTACCTAGAAGCGACTAAAGAAGCCTACTACAAAACGGACAAGCCGAGCAAGCCGGACAAGCCGGACAAAACGGACAAGAATGACGGAACGACTGGGACTAGAAAGGCTAGCGTAGCTGGCGCTCCGGGCGGATTTTACGGATGCTACGGAAATGGCGAGATTACAAGTAAGTTTGAGTGCGATTCCTATTATAATATTGACGGAACTCCTAAAACCTATTATAGTTTATGGGACAAAAGATGCGTGGCGGACGAGGAATGTCCTTATTACAAATCTAACAGTAATTACCAGAATAACAGGGGCGGGTGTATTAGTGGCGGATTTTGCGAGTTCCCCGTAGGTGTTAAGAGGCTTGGTTTTACAAAATATACGGACACCAATTTAAATACTCCTTTGTGTTATAATTGCGATGAAAAAGAAAGCGACGCGCGCGACGCGAAACCTAAACCTGATTATGTGTTTGCGAATGATTTTGAAGATAGAACAAAAAATAATTTAAATACAATAATTTCCTTATTAGATTATAGAGGCTTATAGAGATAGAGAATGAGTATGGGTACGAGTACGAGTATGGGTACGAGTATGAGTATTTCTATACTAATTACTATAATTAAAGTGGTATCCGTCTTGCTGATTTTGGTAATATTTAATATTATAATGTACCAATATCTGTCTATTGAAGGGAACATAAAGAATATAGGGAATACCGAAAGCGCCATGAATGTCAAGAGCATTGAAGGATTCAATCAAGACACTGGTGTCATAGATTACACCAACAGGTTTAAATATAAACCCTATAATATCCGTCTTATGTATGAGAATACGGGCGAATATCCGTGGAATCGGCATTCCATCAATTCAAGCATTCCCTATGATGTTAATATTAAGAAAGAGGCGGTGAATGTATATTACTATGAGTTTGATAACAAGACCTTTAATGACAAATTAAAGCAGGTGTTTAAAAGCAACTGCGAGGAACTTATTATAGCGGTTGAAGGGAGCAAATGGAATGCTTGGCAAAATCCCAAAACATTAAGCGATGAAGGTGAGAAGAATAGGCTGAAGTCCTATTACGATAAAATATTTGAGTTCACCGTCAAGAGATTACAAAGCGGTATTATGGATTTACCTGGCGAAGATAAGAAGCAGAAAATACAGATAGTACATGATATTATGTTGCGATACAGGACACACGCAACATATCCTTTGTATTATATGTTTGATATAGATATGATTCTATATCGTGCTGGGAAGTTTCAAGGAAAGCACGTTAAACTTGTAGCTGTAATAAATGGAATGAATGGGATGAATG